TCTATGTTTGGGTCCCATATACTAATGACAGCCTGGCGGGTATCAGGATGATCCTTTAATTCCTGAATAATATAGCGGAGTTGTTTTCTTATCCTATCATTATAGGTATAATCAAATTCTCCTTTCTCATTCAGGAACTGTTCCCATATATGCCTGCGTAATTTCCAAGCATTCCCCGGATTTAATTTTATGGGACTTACCCTTTCCTTGAATTCTTCATCAGCCCATGTCAAAGCTTCTGGTTCAGCTAGGAAAAGGTATTCCATTTTAAACATATTCAATAGGCAATAGTTGTAGTTAGTTATCTCCTTAGTATCGAACTCTGGATTGTTAGCAACTACCTT